AGTATCTTCAGTTGAATTAGTAGGTTTATCATTAACTACATCAATAGGATCAGCAACTACAGTACAAACAGCTAATATATTTGTGACAGGTATTTCGATGAGCACAAGCGTAGGAAATGTAGCGGTAACACCGTGGTCAGAGGTTGATTTAGACGTAAATAATACTTGGGCAGAGGTTGATTTGGCTGCTTGATTAAGGTAAAATTATAATATTTAGGAGATAAAAATTTATGACATCTAGTTACTCAACAGATTTAAAACTTGAGCTTATGGTTACTGGCGCAAACGCTGGTACATGGGGAGATAATACAAATAATAACTTAAACTTAATTCAACAAGCTATTTCTGGTTTTGAGCAAGTAACACTTTCAAGTGGTGGAACTTTAGCTTTAGCAATGACTGATAAAACTATTTCTAACGCAAGAAATATGGTAATCAAATTTGCAACAGCATCAATTGCTGCTAGTACAATTTGTACTATTCCAGATAGTATAGAAAAATTTTATATTTTTGATGCAACTGGATTAACTAATCCTACAAACCTTACAATTAAAACAGCTTCTGGAACTGGTTTTGCTTTAGATGCTGCTAAAATTTATGCGGCATATTCTGACGGAACAAATTTAAATGAAATATCATTAGACACATTAGGTGGTACTATTGGAACTGCACAAATTGCAGATGACGCTGTGACATTAGCAAAAATGGCCCCAGGTACAGATGGAAATGTAATTTCTTATGATGCAAGTGGTAATCCAGTTGCAGTAGCAACAGGTACTGCAGGACAAATTTTAACTTCAGCAGGTGCAGGTGCACCTCCAACTTTTGCTGATGCTAGTAGTGGTGGAACATCATGGGTTACAACTCCAAAGACTGCAACTTTTACTGCAGTATCAGGAGAAGGATATTTTGCAAATACGTCAGGTGGAGTTTTTAATCTAACTTTACCATCTAGTCCTTCAGCAGGAGATTTTGTAGCGGTAAAAGATTATGCAAAAACATTTAGTTCTAATGCATTAACAATTGATAGAAATTCAAGTCCTATAAATGGTGGAAACTCAGTTAACCCAACTTTAACTACTGCTGGACAATCTGTAGTTTTTGTTTACGTGGATGGAACAAAAGGTTGGATTCCAACTCAAGATGATTCAAGTGAAATTTCAGGAGCTATATTATATGTACAATCTTCAGTTACAGGATGTGGTAATACTTTAACTACTTCAAGTTGTGGAGATTATAAAATAGCAAAATTTATAGCAGCAGGAGATTTTACAATAACTTGTGCGGGAAGTGCATTAGGTTCAAATACAATAGATTATTTAGTAGTAGGTGGCGGTGGCGGCGGTAACTCAAGTATAGCTGGCGGTGGTGGCGGTGCAGGTGGATTTAGATATTCAGCTCTTGCTGCAGATCAACCAGGAGCTCCAGCATTACCTTTAAATGCTTGTGCAGCTTTACCGTCTGCGGTTAATACTTACCCTGTCGTTATAGGTGCCGGTGGCGCTGGATCACCAAGTGCAAGTGGGGTTGACACAGTTTTTAGAACAATAACGTCTGCTGGTGGTGGAGCAGCTAGTACTGCTGGTGGATCTGGTGGCGGAAAACAACATAGAGGTGGAGCCGGTTCAGCTGGTAATACACCTCCTGTTAGTCCTCCTCAAGGAAATACAGGTGGAGGCGGCCCAGGACCTAGTTACGCAGGTGGAGGCGGTGGCGGAGCTATGGCTACAGGAAATCCTGCACAACCCCCATTAGGAAATGGACCTGGTGGATTCGGGGGTGTCGGAGGTGGAGTACCTTCTGTTGTTTTTGGAACATCTGGAGAATCTTCTGGAGGCTTTTATTATTTTTCAGGTGGCGGTGGCGGCGGTGCTGCTAGTCCTGGTGGAACTCCTGGAGCAGGTGGAACAGGCGGCGGCGGTGCTGCTTTAGCTCCTGGTACAGGTAATGCTGGAACTGCAAATACAGGTGGAGGCGGTGCTGGAAACTCAAATTCTGCTGGTACTGGTGCAGCTGGCGGTTCAGGTATAGTAATTATAAGGTATAAATTTCAAAATTAGGTAAAAATTATGGCACATTTTGCAAAAATAGGTTCTAGTAATAAAGTTATCCAAGTGGTAGTTTTAAATAATAATGATATGTTAAATGCTGATGGCATTGAAGATGAAACAGTAGGTCAACAAAAATTACAACAGTATGGTAATTGGCCAGCACAAATGTGGATTCAAACTTCATACAACACATCTGGTGGTCAACACAACTTAGGTGGAACTCCATTAAGAGGAAATTATGCAGGTATTGGTTATACTTGGGACGAAGATAATAATATATTTTGGCCTAAAAAACCTTACACATCTTGGGTAAAACATATTGAATCAGCTTCTTGGAAATCACCAATCGGTGATGCACCAGCATTAACTGCTGAACAAATTGCGGATACAGCTAACATATACCGTTATGAATGGAATGAAACCGGACAATCTTGGGATTTACTTACTGTTTCAAGTACATAAATTAAAATAACTTATTTGTATAAATTAAAAAAATAATATATAAATAGTTGCAGTATGCGACAAAAGTATTATTTTTTAACTGGTTTTCCAAGATCTGGAAATACTTTATTATCTACAATTTTAAACCAAAATAAAGACATCGCAACTTCTGGGCATTCTTATGCTCCTCAAGTATTTTTTAATTTAGAGACAATTAAATACGACGATAAGTATAATTACTTTCCAGCAAAAGATAGTTTAAAAGAAATACAAAAAAACGTACTTTTTAATTTTTATAAACAATGGAAACAAAAATATATAATAAGTAGAGGAGAGTGGGCTACTCCTTTTAACTATAATATATTAAAACAATATTGTCCTAATGAAATTAAATTAATTTTTCTTGTAAGAAACCCTGTAGAAATAATAACTTCTTATTTAAATTTATGTAATAAATATCCAGATTTTTATATAAACTTCGAATATAATCAAATGGATAAAACTGCACTACATAGAAGTGAAATAGAAGAAAAAATAGAATTGATTACTAAAAAAAATAGTTTATTTGATTTTTCTTGTATGGCATATAATTTTATAAAACATAACAAAGATGTACTTTTTATTGATTATAATAATTTAATAAAAAACCCTGAAAATAATATTAATAAAATTTATAATTTTTTAAAGATACCAAAATTTAAACATAGTTTTAATATTACGGAACAATTTTCAATAAATAATATTACGTATGACGACAGTATTTTAAAAGCTCCTATGCATACTTTAAAAACAGGAGAACTTAAAAAAACAATATACAATGAAATTAAAATTCCTGAGTATATAATTGAAAAATATAAAAATTATGAATTTTAACTATATTGGTAAAACAGATGTCTCAACTATAGCTTCTAAAGTTAAAAAAATTAATATTTGGGATGATTATATATTTAGACAAAAAACATATGATGTACATAAATATACGAAAACAATACCCTTAATATTTGATGAAGATTTTAGAAACCATAATCCTACTTATCATTTTAATTATAGTATATATAAAAATGAAATGAATAAGTTTAAGAATATATTTTCTAAAAAATTTGGTAAAGGATATATCATAAGAGCACTACTGGTAAATTTAGAAGCTCAAAAAAATATACCTAATCATATTGATAATTCATTTTCATTAGATATATGTAAAAGAGTCCATATTCCTGTAATTACAAATAATAAAGTAATTTTTAATGTAGGTGAAGAAAAAATAAATTTAAAAAAAGGTGAAATGTGGGAAATAAATAACTCAAAAAAAATACATTCAGTTAAAAATAATAGTAAATCTGATAGAGTGCATTTAATAATAGATTGGGTAACAGAATGATTAAAAAAACTTTATCAGAACAAGCATTGTATTATGGAGATATAGCAATGCCTAAAGATTGGGACATTGACCGAGATAAATTAATAGAAGATATTTTAAAATCAGTACTTCAAAAAAAAGATTTTCCGTTTTCAAGGAATTGGGATAAGTTAAATACTTATATAAGAGATCATATTAATCTTGAATATAGTCTCAAGTTAATTAATAAAAACACGTGGGGAAATAACTATAAACCTAATGAGACAACAATTCCTTTATTAAATATTGATCCGGTGGATCTACGTAACTCTCCAGACTTTACATTATTATATGGGGTAAAAGTCAAAAACTGTAATGTTAGAATACATTATGAAGATAACAGACGTAAAGGAAGAAGTTGGGACATAGAACTTAAAAATAATATGTTTATAATGTTTCCATCCTCTAATATGTATTACCTAACTAATAATCAAAAGGATAGTTTAAATTTTGTACAGACTATAACTTATGACTATGTCGGATAATTTAAATAAAATATATATTTTTGATAATGTATATCCATCACACGTAACTCAAAAATTTTATTCTTTTATACTTAATTCATATTTTAAGTTAAATTTAAAGGATAGTGAATCTTTTGATTATAAAAGTTCTGATATGTTTGGAGCTATATTTACAAAAGAAGATTTAATTAAGTTAGGTGCAATAGAACATCTACCTATTAACATTAGAAATAAATTTAAAATGAATTTAAATAATCTTAACCGATGTTTAATAAACGCTATTACTCCATCGGGTGTATACCATCCTCATGATGATTCTCTTGATAATGCTAAATGGAGTTTTATTTATTATGCTAATATGAAATGGGATTTAGAGTGGGGTGCAGACACTTTATTTTTAAATAACAACAAAGAAGATATAATTAAAACTGTTCAGTGTAAGCCAAATAGAGTAGTTATTTTTGATGCTACCATTCCTCATTTGATTAGACCTTCTACTTCTATAGCTCCCGCCTATAGATTTTCTTTAAACATGACTTTTTCAAAATGAATATATTCCATCATTACTGGTACTTTACCTCTGCAATACCTCCTAAAATATGTGATGACATTATAAAATATGGATTATCGAAATCGGAGACTATGGCTAGAACGGGTGGATATGGTGATAAAGAATTAACTAAAGACGAAATTAAAAATATGCAGAAAAAAAGAAAATCAGATTTAGTTTGGTTAGATGATCAATGGATATATAAAGAATTACATCCTTATATACAGGAAGCTAATAAATCAGCAGGTTGGAATTTTGAATGGGATAGATCAGAGTCTTGTCAATTTACAAAATACAAACACAACCAATATTATGATTGGCATTGTGATTCTTTTGGAAAACCTTATAAAAAAGAAGATCCTAATCATCCAGAAAACGGTAAAATTCGAAAACTATCTATGACTTGTCAGTTAACAGATAGTTCAGAATATCAAGGTGGTGAATTAGAGTTTGACTTTAGAAACTATGAGCCCCATATGAGAGAAGAAGCTAAACATTTGAAAAAAGCAAAAGAGATACTTCCTAAAGGATCTATCATTGTGTTTCCATCATTTGTATGGCATAGAGTTAAACCCGTAACAAAAGGAACTAGATATTCATTGGTGATGTGGAACCTTGGATACCCATTTAAATAAGATGTATATAAATAATTACTTTAGCACAACTATTTGGTCTGAACAAAAACCAGAGTTTATAAAATCTTTAGATAAAGCTTCTAACAAATATATTAAAGATTCAAAAAATAAACAAAAAAAATTTATTAAAGAACATGGAGATTTTGGAACGTCCTATCATTCAACACCATTAACAGCTGACAATAATTTTAGAGATTTTAGAGATTACGTTGGTCAAAAATCTTGGGAATATTTAGATCATCAAGGTTATGATATGTCACAATACACAACATTATTTAGTGAAATGTGGGTACAAGAGTTTGCTAAAAAAGGAGGTGGAAATCATTCAGCTCACGTTCATTGGAATCAACATGTTTCAGGATTTTATTTTTTAAAAGCAAGTGATAAAACATCAATGCCAGTATTTCACGAGCCACGTACTGGAGCTAGAGCTACAAAATTAAAAATGAAAACAAATATAAAAGGTGTATTACCGGCAGCAGAATTAATTTATGTTAGACCTAAACCTGGAACATTAGTTATATTTCCAGGGTTTTTAGAACACGAGTTTACAGTAGATTTTGGTAAAGAACCTTTTAGATTTATACATTGGAACATACAAGCTGTACCAAAAGAGATGGCAAAAGATGTTTAAAAATAAAAAATATACAGTTATCCGTCAAGCAATATCAAAAGACTTAGCGACTTTTGTTGCAAACTATTTTAGTATGCAAAAACAAGTTTATGATACTTGTATAAATTCTAGATACATATCCCCTTTTGAACATATTATAGGCTACTATGAAGGACAAGAGGAACAGATACCAAATACTTATAGTCAATATTCTAACATAGCTATGGAGACTTTAATGTTAAAGTGTCAACCAGAAATGGAAAAAGTAACAGGATTAAAATTATATCCAGCTTATACTTATGCAAGAATTTATAAAAAAGGAGACGAGTTAAAAAGACACAAAGATAGATTTAGTTGTGAGATATCAACTACTATGAATCTTGGCGGTGATGATTGGCCAATCTATTTAGAGCCATCTGGAGAAGTTGGTAATAAAGGAATTAAAATAGATTTAAAACCAGGTGATATGTTGGTATATTCTGGTTGTGAATTAGAGCATTGGAGAAAAAAATTTAAAGGGAAAGAATGTATTCAAGTATTTCTTCACTATAACAACAGAAAAACTCCAGGATCTAAAGATAATATGTTTGACAAACGTCCTCATTTAGGTCTTCCATCTTGGTTTAAACGATAATTTAAAGTTGTTAAGTAGAGTTATTTAATATACTTCAAATAAATGATATAATGTCTGCATGCCTTTAACAAACGTACAGATTAGACCGGGATTTAATAAGCAAGTCACAGAAACTGGAGCAGAAGGTCAGTGGACTGATGGTGATTTTGTTAGGTTTAGATATGGTCTGCCAGAAAAAATAGGGGGTTGGCAACAAATAACTTCAAATACACTAGTTGGTGCAGCGAGAGATCAACTTGTTTGGGCTGATTTAGATGGTAGAAGATACTCAGCTATAGGTACTAATAAGGCTTTAATAATTTATTATGAAAATGCATTCTACGATATCACACCATTAGACACTGCAATTACTGGAGCAACATTTACAACAGCCAACACTAGTCCAACTGTAACTGTAAATAAAATTGCTCATGGTTTATTAGCAGGTGCTTTAATTAGATTTACTTCTGTAACACCACCAGTTGGAGCTGGTTACTTAGCTGCAGATTTTACTACAAATACTTTTGAAATTGTGACAGCAACTAGTCAAGATACATTTACAATTACTATGGCGGCTAATGCTAATACAACTGTTGCAGCAAGTGGATCAGCAACAATAAATCCTTATGTTAAAGTAGGACCATTAAATCAAACTGCTGGTTTTGGTTATGGTACTTCTGGATGGGGCGGGTCTGCAGGAGTTATCTCAACTTTAAATGGTTTACTACAAGATGACACTGCTGGTACTGGTGGTTCAGGAACCTCAATTACATTATCTTCCGTTGTTGGTTTTCCAACATCTGGAACTATAAAA